GTGTTCGGGAAGCAACCCAACAACAAGAGATGATACTCGATCCTGTGTTCTATAAAAATCCTGAGAATTATACCGAAACTAGTTTAGCTTTTTATTTAGCTAGACCTTTGCGTATACAATCAGGTACTCTAGGTGCAACTGACACTGCAACAAGTTTCAACCCTATTGCATTACCACAACAAGCTCTTACTAATACCTTTTACAATGAAAAACCAAAAGGGCGATTTGGATTTAGAGCTACTGTAGTTTTGAGGTTAGTTGTCAACGCCGATAGATTCCAGCAAGGCAGGTATATGCTCTGTTGGTGTCCATTAGGTGGAGCTACTTATGCAATTGGAGGAGGACAAAAAGGAAATGGTTGGGTTAATAACCATATGGCAACATTGGTTCAGAGAACTAATCTTCCTCGTGTTGAGTTTGATATTGCTTGCGATACTGAAGTCACATTACGCATTCCCTTTTCCTCCACCCATGATTTCTACCAATTTGATTGGGCTAATGCCCCATCAACTGGTTTGGGAACGTGGGGTGTTGCTAGACTGTTTCCATATGAAAACTTGTCGTTTGGTACAGGTACCGCTATTGCTGATTACCACATTTTCGTGCATTTTGAAGATGTTGAATTTGTTGGTTTCAGTAATGTTGGTATCACGGTACAGTCTGCATCTATTTTCAAGACTTCGGTTAAGAAAAGGAATGCATCACAAGCTGAGGCTGAACAAGCAGGAGTTGGTCCCATTACAGGTATCACTCGTAAGATTGCCCATGCCTCTCAAATATTGTCTCCATTACCTATGCTCGGTCCTTTTATGGGATCTTTGTCTTGGGTATCCTCTATCCTCTCAGATGCATCTAATGTGTTTGGATGGAGTGCACCTTCAAACATTGAAAAAGTTACCAGGATGCAGAGAACTAATTTTCCCTATTTGGTTAACACCAATAAGGTTGATAATTCTCTACCTATGGGTTTCACTTCCGATAATATGGTTGATGTTGCCCCAGGTTTTGCCGGGACGAACATTGATGAGATGGATATTACTTACCTGTGTAGCATTCCTACTTACCGGAACAGAATTGCATGGACAACAGCTACCACTGTAGGTTCCATTAATTCTATTTTGG